CAAAATCGGTGATATAGGGGAATAAAAAATCAAAAAGGCTGTTGGAGAAAGATGTGTTTAACAGCACATGTGAAGAGACGAGGGGTATTAGAGTGGAGGGGGGTGGGGGATGTTAGTGGGAAGAGCCGGGATTTTGTGGGTTTTTGTGGGATGGGGGGCTTTTGTGAATTTGAGAGTTCTTTTTGAGTTTTCCCTCTTTGTGTCGCGTGGTTTGAGAGTTGTATTAGTTGTCATAGATTGGGGTGTCGCTGTATATGATGGCTGATTTGATTGTGTCGCGCGTAATGACAAAATCCATAGAAATAACATTCCGGTCTGAAAGAAGCCGCCTACAGTTTAATCTCATGCGGCCCTGCCTCCCTGTTTTTATCGTGTGTTGAAGATTTTTCATCGCGGATACGGCCCCAACCGAATCGGCGATAAACGCATATATGCTCAATCCAATCAGCCTTTTTGGTTTGAACATGCCCATCGCTTTTATCACTTCAATGATTTTCCCTTTTTTGTCAATCCTAAAAGCAAGGTGGCTTGCAATGTGGATGACGAACAATTCCCTTAACAAGCCATTAATCCGCCTCTCCTCGGCGTCATCTTCAAGCCCCCCTTCTATTATTATTGGCCTGAAGTTCCGTTCTTGAGGTGACGCGCGAGCTCCTGCCACTCCAATTCCTCGTCGGGATTGCCCCCTTCCATTCTTATTTCAAGTTTGACATATTCACTGATCCTTTTAAGGGCCTCCGGTTTTATTTGTTCGAGTTTTATTAGATTTGCGTTAATCAGGCGGGCAAGTTCTTTATCTTTAAAATATCTTACAATCTCTTCATGGGCTGGCGTTGCTTGGTGGGCTGACTTTGTATCTATTTGCGAAATGTCACCGGTGCCTGTGAGTAGCCAAACAACACTAACATTACATATCATGGCTATATCAGAAAGCATCTGGACAGTGATGCTTCTGGCGTCTTTCTCGTAGCGCTTAATTGTCATAGCCGCCACATTTAGATGTTCAGCAAGAGTTTGCTGGGTAAAACCAGCCGACTTTCTTGCATATTTTAATCTTTCCTCAATCTGGCCCATAAAAAAAGTAAAATTATTGTTACTTTTTATTTGACAATGGAACAAATTTGTTCCATATAGATAATCATCTTACAAATAAGATACCTCTTAAGGATACTGATAACAGATGGATAAAGAAAAGACAATAAAAATAAAGATTTCGTTGCTCAGGCTTGGGGTAAGTCAGGCACAAATAGCAAGAGATCTTGGTTTAAAACGTGGGACTGTCAACGGTGTTATCCAAGGAAGAGGGCGTTCTAAGCGGATTGAAGCCTATCTTGAGACGTTAATCCTTCAGGATCAAAAAATGTCCCTTTCTAAAAATTTAGAAAGGGACAAAAAGCCGCTTAGAAAGGGACATCCTGAATTTAGAAAGGGACAACAAAAAATAAGCGTAATTTCAGAAGGATAACAAAGATGGATTCTTGGTTAGGGGTAAATTTAGTAAGGGACATTTTATGTATGGATTATGATACCCTTAAAAAACGCATTCAGCGCGGCAAATTTACCCTCATCCGCCAGATCAATGGCCGCAGAGAAGACGGTAAGGCCCGTGGACGTGGCGGCAAAATCTGGCAAATTCACATTGACGACCCGGCCATTCCAGAATCCGCGCGGCAAGCGTGGAAAAGAGACCTTGCGGCTCAAGCGTTCGCGGGCCTTTCATCGGCCTCCTCCCCATCAGAGAACGCCTCCCCCGCCGCCCTGATCCAGGCGCTTTCCATTCCCGACACCGATTTCAACCGGTCAATCGTTCAATCGGCCCTCGACCGTCAACAAAATGACGAACGAACTCTTGAGGCCAGGCGTCAGAAAGCCGCCGTCGACATGGCCCGTTTCAACCAGCTTCCAGAAAAGAAAAGAGAATCAGCCCAGGCCAAGCTCGACCTCTTAAACGCCGTTGACATCTGGCTGAAAGTGAACGGCTATCCCGCCGGAAGCCAGCACAAGATAAAACTTTTCTGCCACGAATACGCAAGCGGCATGATTCCCCTGCCGCCCGCCATCCGAACCCAGATCAAGAAAATCAGCCCCAGCACCATCTTCCGGTGGCGCACCTTATATAATGAAGGGGGGCTTCTGGCCCTGGCAGAAAATTACAAGACAACCAAAGGTGACACCCGCCTTACCCAGGAACAACAAGACCTGGCCATATCGATGCAGGTCAAGTTTCCCGGATGTTCCGCGAAACACGTCGCCCAGGCCATGGAAGCGCGGAACATGCCCGCCTCCCTGGGATCGATCCGGCGCTTTGTTTCCCGATGGCTGAAGATGAACGAGAGCCTCCACCTCTTTCTCACGAACCCCGATAAATGGAAAAACCAGCACATGGTGGCCCATGGGAGCGCTTCGGAAGCGGTCTCCCGGCTGAATGAACTCTGGGAAATGGACTCCACCCCTGGCGATATCATGCTGGAAGATGGCCGATTCACCGTCATCGGCTGCATCGATGTCTATTCCAGAAGGCTCCGGCTCCTGGTTTCTCCCACGTCGAAAGCGACGGCGGTCGCGGCGTTGATCCGGCGGTGCCTGATCGAGTGGGGGGTTTCAGAAGCCATCAAAACCGACAACGGCAAGGATTACGTGGCGGCCCACATCGAGCGCATCCTGGAAGCCCTTGAGATCGCGCACCACCTGTGCCCGCCCTTCACGCCTGAAGCAAAACCGCACACCGAGCGGGCGTTTCACACCTTTTCCCATGGGATCGTGGAGCTTTTACCCGGCTATATCGGCCACTCCGTAGCCGACCGGAAAGCCATCGAAGCCAGAAAATCATTCTCTGAACGCCTCATGAAACGGGGATCTGAAGTCGCAGTAACGCTCACCTCCCTGGAATTTCAGAAGATCTGCGACCGGTGGGTGGACGCCCTTTATATGCAGAACGACCATGGAAGCCTTGCCGGGAAAACCCCCGCTGAAATGGTCCGGGAATGGCAAACCCCCATCCCCAAAGTTGCGGACGAACGCGCCCTTGACATCCTCCTGACACCCGCGCCTGGGGACGGCGGCTTCCGCACGGTCAACAAAAAAGGCATCCGGGTGGACAACCGGAATTACATCTCTCCCGCCCTTGGCGAGTGGAGCCGCAGGCAGGTGGCGGTCCGGCTGGATGACACAGACCTGGGGTACGCCTATATCTATTCCGAAGAGGGAGCGTTCATCTGCGTGGCCGAATGCCCGACATGGCGCGGCGTATCGCCCGCCGAACTCGCGAACCACGCCAAGGCCCGCCAGAAAGCCATCATGCTTGAGCAGAAAAAAGAGCTATCGGAATTGGTGAAGAAGGCCAAGGTTGACACCATTCCCGAAGAGATCCTGACCTATCGGGAAGAGCGGATCGCGACCATCGCCGAGTTCCCGAAACCCAGCGTTCCGCACATAACGCCCTCCCTTGAGGAAGCGGCCAAGGCCTACCTGGAGCGGGATTACCTGACGGAGAAGAAAGCCCCGGAACACATCGAACTTCCGGAAGATCTATTGGAACGGGAGCGAATCCGGGAGGAGAAGGTGGTGAAACTGGCCGAATCCAGAAAATTCCGGGATGTTCAAGGCCCTTCGGACATCTATTACGAGCTTCTTTCCAAAATCAAGGATGGGACCATCACCGCCTACGAGCGCCAGTGGAAAGAGGGCTTTGAGCATTGGGACAAAACAGGCAACAAAACAGGCGTTTTTAAGACGGATAAATGGCTTGTAAACGATCCGGAAAGCGCCATGAACCGGGCAAAGAGTCAATCGTGACGGCCTGAAAAATAGAAAGGCCGGGTATGCGCCCGGCCCAAACAAAACCCCCCGGAAGGAACCGGGGAAACAAAAAGGGATGGGAGGAACATATCACATGCGGATTAAAACCGTAAAGACAAAAGATCTCAGAAAATTCATCGACGCCATCGAAGCCCTGTTGGACCGCCCCCAGGGGATGGAGGGGATGGGCCTCGTGTGGGGGCCTCCAGGCACCGGCAAATCAACCGCTCTGGCGCTGGTGGCGAACCTTTACAACGGCGTTTATGCCCGAGCCCTTGGATGCTGGTCGGTTACATCCATGCTTGGAGAGCTTTGCGTTGACCTCGCGGGAAAACGGACCACCCGAAAGGCCGATATGGTGACCTACATCGTGGGCCAGCTCACCCAAGATAACCTCCGGCCCCGGCCCATCTTCATCGACGAGGCGGACTATTGTTTCCGCCAGTTCGACATGGTGGATTCTCTCCGGGATATCTATGACCTCTCCGGCTGCCCGGTGATCCTGGTGGGGATGGAGAACATCGCCCGAGACATCCGGGAGCACGACCGTATCGCGCGGCGCATCACCCAATGGGTCGAATTTTCAGGCCTCGACATAGAAGACGCCATCCAGGTCACCGAGGAGCTTTGCGAGGTGGAAGTGGAACAAGATCTGATCGACTATCTCTATGGCCAAACAAACGGGAACATTGGGCGCATGGTGATTGGGCTCACAAAGATTGAAAACTTCGCTCAAGTGAACGGCATGGAGCGGATCAACGCCGAACAATGGGGCGGACGGTCCCTCTATTTCGATCAGCCGACCTTCAGGAAACGGGTAACGCCCAAAGGCCCGAACGGCAATAACGGTAAGAAAAAAGAGAAAGAGCGATCATGAAAGGAGAGAACCATCATGGCTGGGAAAAAGGGAATGATCCATCGAAACGCCAAATCCAACACACTTCGGGGGAAGGTGTGGCGGAGCATGCGGATTTTGAAGAAATTCACCATCCGTTCAGTGCTGGCGACATCCGGCGAAGAGTCAGACGAAGGGGATTATCAGAACATCAAGAAGTGGTTCAGGCAGCTATTGAGACATGGCTATATCAAGAAAATAGGCGGCCAGGTGTACCGCCAAGTGGGACAATATCAGGACTACATCCTGGTAAGGAACCCGGTCTCAAGGCCGCTTGTGTGCGATGTTTGTGGACAATCTCTTTCCGTCAACATTTGCAACCCTCTTTTTTTAGAAAAAGAGACAAAGAAAAAGAAAAAGACAACGAAAGAAACAGCAACAAAGAAAGAAACACCGGTCCAGGAGTCGCGGGCCGAGGTTCCCGTTCACACGACATCAAAACAATGGAAGGTGTTGAAACGACTGGCAGACAGGAGGCACACTCATGAACGATGACGAACGGATGGCGCTCTTGAAAAACAAGTGCGCGGAAATCGGCCAGCGCGCGGTGGCCAGGGAGATTGGCTATTCACCAACGGCGGTGAACCAAGCCTTGTCCGGAAGATACAGAAGCGCGTTAACCGCCCTATTGGCACGGGTCGAGGAACTCTATGGCGTGACTCTGGTCGTGTGCCCGGTTTTGGGAGAGATGACGCTTTCCAGGTGCGCGGACAACCGGCGTCGGCCCTTTGCCGCCACAAACCCGACGCGAGTCAGGCTGTACCGTGAATGCAAGGATTGTTCGGCCTATATCGTAAAATAAGGAAGGGCGACTCATGAATCGCCCAAAAACCCCAGGAGGAATACCCAATGATGAAAAGATTATGGAACAAATTAAGACAGGGCGGGCGGATATCCGCCGAGAAGCAGATTCAGGTGAATAACATCATCCTGCGGCTGAACGCCGCTGCGGTGAGGCTTCGGGCGGCGGCGCGGTCGGAGTTCCCGGAGGAACGGGACATGCTGGCGTTCAACGGCGAGGCGGATCTCCGCGCCGTGAAAAACCAGCTCGCGGCCCTTGGCATGGATTATCAGGGGTGAAAATTGAAGTGCGAGGTGTGACATATGAAGGATGAAAAAGGAAGGATGAATATGGATATCGATGAAGATTTTGAAATTCCAACGTTTTTGCCGCCAAAAGAGACCGTCGACAGTGACGTGGTCGACCTCTTGCCTTGCCGCGCCCAATGCCCGGTATGCGACGCGATCGAAGAAATATGGATGCCCCCGTTGTCCCCTCTTAGCCTATCCGGTTTCGAGAGGTTTAGAAAAGAGCTTGTGGGTGCGCCCTGCCTGGATTGTCTTAGGAAAGCGGTGGCGTTTTGCAGAGTCAAAGGGATCTCCCTCCCTGACGAAGCGGTGCTTCTGGATGCCCTTTGGGAGTGCGACGCGGAGGCCATCACCTTCATGAAAACGCTCATTAAAAAGGAGGCGGAATGAGAAACCAGAAAGCAAGCGCCATGGCCTTAAGGGATTGGGACGAAGTGAACCAGTGCCTTCGGAAAATGGGGGAACTGGACATTGAAAAAGAGACCCTGGACGGGCGGCTGACCCTTGAAATCAACGATGTGAAAGGCCGCTATTCCGTCTGGGCGGAAGAGGTCATCGCCGAGAGGAGAGGCATCGAGGCCCTGGTCAAGGGGTTTGTCGAGACCAGAAAGGCGGAGTTCGTGAAGGTGCGGAGCAAGGAGCTTGATTTTGGAACGGTGGCTTACCGCGTGGTCTCGTCCATCCCAACGCCCAGGGCGGCGGATAAGCTTTCCGCCATCGTCCGGGCGGTGAAGGCCATGGGCATGAGTTGCCTTCGCACCAAGGAAGAGATCGACAAGGAGGCCCTTGAAAGCCTCTCCGACATGGAACTCGCAAAGATCGGCCTCACCCGGAAGGTGGAGGACAAGCTCCGGATCGAACCCAAGATGGAAGCGATAAAAGGGGCGCGGGGATAATCCGGCAAACGCGAAACCGCCCTTTGGGGCGGTCGGTCTGGCGCGGCGGCCAGGCCCTGATGAGCGAGCCTTTGGAGGAATGAAAATGGTCATAGCAAAAGTGATATTTGACAGGGCTTTCGAGCGACCGCGCACCCCCAGGAGCGCGGCCTATAAAAAGGGCGTGTTTGACGCCCTGAACGCGATTTCCGGGGAGACCAGATTGGGAGACCCGCCTTACCGGGTGGGGACGCCGGAAATGGACGCATGGCTTTCAGGGGTTGACGAAGGGAAGGCGCTCTTTGTCGACTATATCGATAGCGCGGAAGGTCATGAGCCGAACCCGGCCATGACCGCCAGCCGGTAACGGAGGAGAGAATGTTCACCTATTTCACATGTGAAAGATACAGTTGCACCATGCAAAGACGGCATTGCATCGCCCGAATAGGCCGGAGGGCCGGGAAGTTCAGCCCCATAGACGATGGGTGCAGGCGCTGTGAACAGGGCCGGGAAAACGCCATTGCTTGCGGGGTGCTGGTCCCTGGTCTGAAGCGACAAAACAGGGGAACGCGGCGGTTCATCGATGAACTGGCGGTGCTGTCATGAAGCGCGGTCCCATGGGGAGGCCCATGGAAAGAGTCATTATGCATTCACGGGCATGCGGGCGCACATGGGACATCCCATACACAGTGAAACTCCGCATCGATCAAGACTTTTGGCCGCTCCAATATCGTCCATCCGCCATGCTGTTTTCAGCCATTGGCAATGACGTGTTCCGGCGGGATGCGGAAACATTCATGCGCTGGTCTGTCCGCAAATGGCCGGGGCTGGGCTTGGAAAAAAGAATGAAAATGATGGAGCAAAAACCATGAAACAAGACCCGGATAAAACAAGAAAAGCCCTGCTGGCCAAGATCCATATGGCCAAGAAGGATCTGGGCATGGACGAGGAAACTTACCGGGAAATGCTCAAGGCGTTTGGCCTGACATCGTGCAAGGGCGCGGACATTCCGACCCTTGAAAGGGTCTCTGCCCATCTGAAGCGGTGCGGGTTCAAAGAGAAAGGCCGATGGGGGAAAAAACCCAGAACGCTTGTGGAAAATGACCCGCTTCTTTCGAAGATCGAGGCGCTTCTCGCGGACGGCGGGTATGTCTGGAACTACGGCCATGCGCTGGCAAAGCGGATCGCCAAGGTAGACCGGCTTGAATGGTGTAATTGGCGGCAGCTTCATAAGATCGTGGCGGCGCTTGAATATAACGCCAAACGGAAACAATCAAACAAGAAGGGGGAATCATGACCATAGACGAACTTGAAACAGCCATGGGAGAGGCGGCGCTGGTGACGCTTCTGCGTTATTTCGGCGGGAGACGGCTCTATGTTCCCCGGAACATGCATGCGGATCACCACATCGCGTGCGTTGTTGGGACCGACGCGGCCCTGGCGTTGGCAGAACTGGTGCGGGGCGAATATGTGGACCTTCCAACCCTCGCCCGGTATGACCGGATGGACAAGCGGAACCGGATCGTGGGCCTTCGGAAAAAAGGAAAGAGCCTGGATATGATCGCCTGGGAGTGCGGATGTTCCCGGCGGTATGTGATGCAGGTTTGCAAGGAGAGCCGGGAAGAGATCGATCGGGAGATCCCCGGCCCCAAGTTCCGGCAGATGGACCTACCGATATTCGCGGGGGCGAGATGAAAACCATGGCCCAGATTGATGAACCAAAAGGCTGCTGGAATTGCCGTTTCGCCGTCATCCATGGGGCGCGGCCAAAGAATTTCAGGCCTGGCATAAAGTACAGGGCCGCGTGTGCTGCGCCGGGACGCATACCCGGAGGGACCTCCGATATTGTGATGATCGAGCCCGATATGCGGTTTGAGGTTTGTTCAATGCATGTAATGAAGGATGAATTATGAAAACCATCTGCCCTGCCTGCGGGGCCGTGGCAAGCCTTGAATCGCTTCTGACCGATGCCGACGCCCGTGGATTCGTCGACCTGTTTTCGAAGGTTCCCCAGGGGTTTCAACCGGTCGCCATTCGATATCTGGCGCTGTTCCGGCCCAAGGGCCGGGCGCTTCAGTGGCGGAAAGCCTCTCGGCTCATTGAAAGCCTTCTCGCGGAAGTGGAGAAAGGGCACATCCAGACCGGCTCCTCGCCTGCCCGCCCGGCCCCGGTTGGTATCTGGACCAGCGCGGTGCAACGGATCATCGACACGCCGCCCGCCTCATTGCCGCTTCAGAATCACAATTACCTAAAGAAGATCGTCTGGGACATCGCGGACGTGGCGGACCGGGAGCGGGAAAAACACCAGATCGCCCTGGAACGGACCCACGCTTACACGACGCCCAGGCCGGACGCCCTCCCCAGCAAACCCTTGACCGTTGAGGAGATCAAGGCGATACGGCAAAAAAACATGAATAAGAAAAATACAATCTGGTGACGGGGCTCCGGCCCTGTCACCAGGGAACGTTTGAATTCAGCGGTTTTTGTCCGCCGAAGTGATTGGTCATGCCCATTGCTTTGCCAGCTCTCTATTCACCCGCCAGCGTAACCTCAACGTATCCGTGGCCGTTGGATACGGTTTTCTCGCGGTGGGCTGTATTGGTCTCGCGCCGTCCCCAGCCTGGGCCGTCATAGCGCAGGGAACAATGGGCATGATATGCGTTACGAGGCGGAGCCTCATAACGAGATAATACGTCTGATTCATGGGCAACAATTCGGGCATCGCCATCCGTTCATGTGCCTCGCGCCGCATTTATCGCATGAAACCATGTAATCACGAGACAAATGGAACCCCCTCAATTTCTTCAACAGCTCGACCCGTTCCATGTCAAAACCCTTTTGTTTTTCGGCCATTGTCCGATTTTGTAATGCGTCGCATCTCTCCGCGTGGGCCAGTTCTGACCGGATCATTCCGTCGAGCAATTCAATTTCCCTATCTGTCAATTTCATACGCTTCCTTCCCATATGCTGTTTTCAACAGCATATATCGCGCCAAGTTTTTTTCATACATGGCGAATAACGCCGCCATAGATCCGCTATCATAGCCGGTTTATACCGAATACAAGAAGAAAATAAACGAGGTAAAACATGACGCTTCAGGTAGAATTTTGGCAATTAATAACCCTCATGGTTTCGTTCCTGGGGTTTGTGTTTGGGGCGGGAAAGGTCCTTCTCTCCCAGACAGACCGGCGGTTGGATCAGAAGTTTGACAGCCTTGAAATCATCCGGAAGGAGGCCGCCAGGGGTTGGGAGACCAAGTTCACGGCCATGATGGACCACAAGCAGACCGAGATAGACCGCCACCGGGAAGAGATGGCCGAATATCGCGCGTCGGCCAAGGGGTTTCAGGAGCTGGAACGGGAGTTTCTGAAGTTCCGGGCGGCCCTTCCCATCGAATACGTGCGGCGCGAAGACTACGTTAGAAACCAGACCGTCATCGAAGCCAAGATCGACGGGGTGGCCTTAAAGATAGAAAACCTGCAATTGAAAGGAATCCGGTCATGTTAGATCCGGCCAAGGTCAGACGGGAGTCCATGCGGTGGAATATCGTCCTGACACTCAATAATTCAAGACCCATCGGGGCGCATGAAGAGCTGGTCCTGGCGACCGTTCAAGGGATCTACCCAGATGCTACGGAACTTGAGCTTCGGCGGGAGCTGGACTACCTGGCGAGCCGGGGGTTGGTTTCCCTGACCAAGGAGCCCTCCGGCAGATGGTTCGCGGACCTCACCCGCTACGGCGTGGACCTGGCGGAATACACCGTCGATTGCGAGCCGGGTATCGCCAGACCCAAAAAATACTGGAGCTGACCCCATGCCCAAACCCAGCACCATCGAGATCCTCCCCGCGCCCGTGAAG